CCACCGCAAATCCGGGGTTATCACCAACGAACCCATCAACGCCGAAGCGCGTGAGGTGCCCCACGCGCCCGGTGGATGTCAAAAGGCGGGCAAGCGACGGATCGCTCACCCGCCCGAACGTGGCTTGTAAAGCCTTCAGTACGCTCCTCTCCTTTCTTTTCCAGCGAGGTTCACTTTTAGAACGGCACTTCGTCAATCGGCTTCTCCTTCCGCCGCGCGCGAACGGGGGCGATGTGGACGATCTCAACCCACCCGGAGGGTTTCGTCTCCAGTGTGAGTTGATACTGCCGTCCAATCGCCTCCTTCTCCACAAATTCTTCTGCGTTCTCCAACTGTGCGTCCGACATCTGAACGACGCCGTACAGCGCCGCCAGCGTCTTGTACAGGTTTGTGACCTTCCCGCCGTTTGGATGCGTCAACCTTTTCGGTTTGCGCACCCACTTCGAGACGCGGATCGGTTCGTCAAAGTCGGCGTCTACAACCTCAAACTCGAAGACAAAAACGTCTTCGAACGTCGGCTCCGGGTCGTTCCTCGTCTCGAAGGTCGGTCGTTGACGCTGGGACACGCCGCGAAAGATCGCTGTGTACGCACCGTTCAGTTCCGGTCGTTCGCGTCCGTTGCCGGAGTTGCTGATGAGTTCCTTGAACATAGCCTTCGCTTCCTTTCTTACTGTTTCGGCACAACCGCCTTAGTCCGCAGTATACTCCAGAACACCCGTTTTGTCAAGCGGCTCACACCGTTTTCTGAACGGACACCACCGGCACTCCTCCGTTCCCCACGCCGTCGCTTCTGCAATATACCCCTCCAGCGCCAGCGACTGAAGTCGCAACGCCTTGTAGAGCAGCGCCTCCGCGCGGGCGCGGTCGATCTCGAAACGCAGTTCCTCCATCTCGCCCGTATCACGATTGACCAGCAGCACAACCCCCGTCTGCGCTTCGACCAGCGCCGCGTAGACGCTGATCTGATCGATATACTCCTCGACCTTCGAGCGCGTCGCCCACTCGCGCGCGCTGACGGTTTTGATGTCAACGACCGTCAGCGCGTCGTTGTCGTCAAGCAGCAGCGCGTCGATCCGCCCCGACACCGCAGCGCTCATCACCCGAACCTCTGTTTCAACGCGCCCCGGATACGCTTCCTTCAGCAGCGCTTCTAAGTGCGCGTGGATCGCGTCGCCCAGCAGTGCAGACGGACTATCCGCCCTCGGCGCGTCCGGTTCGCATCCCAACAGCGCGAAGGTGATGCGTCGGTCACAACCGGAAATCTCGCTCGCGTACACCCGATCCCGCGCCGCAACTGGGCGACGTTTCGCGGCGACGGTTGCGCGGATAGCGTCAACAATCGGCTGTTGTCGTTGTATTTTTACTCCAAAGAACTCGCTCATCAGTATTTCCTCCAGTTCTTAGAAATCGGATTGGTTTCCACCGCAGGCGGGCACTGCGTCATATATCGCTTCGCTGCGTTGAGCATCGTCTGCTCCAACCAGCGCTGCGCTTCCTCTTCCGGCAGCGACGCAGGTACAATAGCAAGCGCCTCATCGTAAATCGGCGCAACGATCATTCGTTCGATCCCCAACGTCGCCTCAACGTCGCCCTCGCGCGGCTCGCAGAGACGGAACGCATCCGCCATCGCGCGCGCCATCACCACCGCGTTTCCGCCCTGGCAAGGGTGGTTCATCGCTTGCCTCTGGATCGCGCCGCGCTGCTTCCACTGCTCGTTGCTCGACGCAGCGGGCTTCGGCAGCGTGAACCAGCGCCGCAGACCGGCATACGTCGTGATGTACCCGGCGGTTGACCCGTCGGCGCGCTTCACCGACTGCTCGAACGGCGCGCGTCCGCAGTCGGTGAACCAGCGCGAGAGCGTCGGGTACGCAGCGCGGAAGTCGCGGAAGAACTGCGCCGCCTCTTCGACCGGTATATGCAACTTTTTCGACAACCCGACCGGGGTTCCGCCGTAGAAGAACAGAAATGCGACCGTCTTCGCAACTTGCCGCGTCGTCTTCTTATACGTCTTCCCGATCTTCTCCATCAGCCCGCTCTCGATGATGAACTGCACCGTTCGCTGAGCGTCCCAGCCCGCCGGGATGATATATCCTTCAACCGGCGTCTGCTGGAACATCAGCGTCGTCGGTTCCTGTTCCGCCACATCCCCGCGTTTGAGGTGGAACATCAACGCAGCGGTAACGCTGTGATTGTCGCCGCCCGCGCGGAAGAGCGATAGCAGCGCCGGGTCTTCCGACAAATCCGCTGCGATCCGCTGCTCCATCGCCGAGTAATCGGCGTTGACGAAGACGTACCCTTCCGGTGCGACGAAGGCGCTGCGGAAGTCGAGGTCGTCGCCCTCGCCGCGCGGGATGTTCAGCAGATTCGGTTCGCCGCACGCGAACCGTCCGGTGTCCGTCCCGGCTATTTTTAGGTTTGGGTGCACCCGTCCGGTGAGCGGGTGGATGTGCGCCAGAAACGAACGCCCGTAGGTCGAAACGCGCTTCTGCCAGTGCGACCACCGGCGGTACAACTCGAAGAAGCGATGTTTTTCGGGGTCGTCTTCGTATTCGCGCTCGACCTCGCCGAGTTCTTGTTTATCCAGCGAATTGACGTCAATCCCGCGCATCTTCGCAGCGGTCTTCACCAACTCGCGCTTCGTCAACTCATTCGGTTCGACGCCGAGGTACTCGGCAAACTGCTCTTCGGCAGCGCGCAGACGCCGTTCCGCCTCGTCTGCTAACTCGTTCCAGCGGGCGGCGTCGATACGCAACCCGCAGTACTCGACGGCGGCAGTCGGGACGGTGAGGGCGGTGAACAACTCAACCGCTTCCGTTACTTCAAGTCGTTTCGCGCGTTCGAGTTGACGGTTGTAGATCGGAAACAACACCTCCACATCTTTGAGTGCGTACTCGATCTGCTTCGGCGTCGGCTCCAGCGCATATGGCGTCGCGAACGTCTCTCGCACGCTCTTATCAAGCGTTTCCCCCGCCCAGCGCTCGGCGACAGCAGCGAGCGAATGCGGAACGTCGAGACCGAGCGTGATGACGCGGTCGGCAACGACCACATCCCACGCAACCCGCGGGAAAACACCGGTGGTGTGCAGTACGAACTGCACATCAAAGGTTAGGTTCGCGCCGATAAGCGGTACGCGCTCGAACACTGGAAGGAAGATATCCAACCCGACCCGCAGCGCGTTGAAGCAGTAGGCGTCACCACGCGGGGTTGCGAATTGAACGAGGAAGACGCGCGAGGTGCGCGGGTCGAGACCGGGGCGCACCGGGTCGTTAGCGTAGTCGCCGGTCTGCAACAGCCGGGCGACGTGCCGCATCACCCACGCCGGCGCGGGTTCGTCTTCAAGCGCCTCAAGCGCGCGCTCCAGATCGTTCAAGCGCCGGTTCGCCGTCTTCCCGCTACGCGGGGCGGCGGCGAGGAGACGTTGCAAGCGCTGTTTCTCGGCGAGATGATCCACCGGCGGCGGCAGCGGGTCGGGGAGATCGTCGGGGTCGGGGTCATACGTCAGACCCCAGCGGTTACGCTTGAGGTACTCGAAGTACGCTCGGTACTCCGATTTCGTTCGTTTTGAGGGGTATGGAAACAGCGGTTGCGTCTCGATGTCGAACGCAAGCGCCTCGCATTCGAGTAACTTCTGCACCGCTTCAAGCGCTTCTTCTCTGTCGTTGATGTACTTCCTCAACCTTCACCAACCTTTCTGAGATGTCGTATTCTCGATGTTTCCGCAGCGCCCCGCGCCGCGTGCGCAGCCAGCGCGCGGTCGAGGGCGTGCGCAGCACATCGAATACTGCCAGTCCGTCGAGGAAGAGAATAGCAGCAAACGTTGGAACTGTCAAGCGCCTCGCCGCGTCAACGACGGATTGCGGCAGAATGGTGGTGCGGTACGTATCGGATCGGATCGAGCGACGCTTGACTTCCAGCGCGGCGACCGGTCGCCCGCCGTCAACGATCAGAAAATCCAGCGGCGCGTAGGCGCCCAGTCGCACAAGCGCCAGATCGAGACGCTGCGGGTAGAGCAGCAGCAGCGCCGTCTGCGCGATCAAGTGTTCGTAGGGCAGACCGAACGCGGCTTGTTCATCAAACGAGCGCACCGCCGCCCCCTAGTGTGCAGCAGTAGCAGCCGTCACAGCAGCAGTCTTTCTTTTATTTCTATGATGTGTTGTGACAGCGGTCTGTTGTGACGACCCAAGGAACTCGAACACCGGCGTATTCCGCTCTTGATGACGCTTGCGGATGCCGGTCGCCCGCGCCCGCGCCCGGTCAACGTTGACCAGCCGGTAGACGCGCGTTCTCTTCCCGCCTTCTACGCGCTGTTGTTTCCCCTCGATGCCGACGCCGATGCGCGCAAAAAGCGCGCTGACGAAGGACATCGGTTTTTGTCTGAAATCGGCGCGCACTTTGATCCCCAGCGCGGCTTGGATCAGCAGCCGGTTGCGGTCTACGAGATCGAGAAACTCTTCGGTGATTACAATTTCTGCACCCTCTTCGATCCGCAGCCGCAGCGCGGTCAGCAGCGTGTTGAACCAGAACGCGAACAGCGCGAACAGGTTGCGGTCGGCGCTGAACCGCCGCGTGCGCTCGGTCTCGTCCAGCGCTTTTGCAATCTCTGCGTCCTCCACCGCCGCGAACCGTTGCGCTTGTCCGTATGCGCCGCGCTCGTCGTCGAGCACCAGATCGGCATCGACATCGATCCCGTAGCGCTCTTCTAACTCAACCTTCCTCTCCGCGTCGCGCTTCTCTTCTTCCGTCTTCGCCTCGTCCGGCGTCGGCGCAGCAGCGATGCGTTCAGCGCGGGCACGCTCTTGCGCCTCGCGCTGCTCGCGCAGTGACTTCGCCAGTTCGCGGCGACGGTCGGTCGGCAGTTCCGGCTTATCGCGGTCATCCCAAACCTTGACGCCTTCAGTCGCGTATGCGCCGGTAAGGTTCTCAAGAAACCGGTTCTTCTGCGCGGCGGTCTTCGCTTTGACGACGCAGTAGAGGTCAAGGTAGACGCGATCCCATTCCGTCGCCGGTTCCGCCGCGCCGGACGCCCGTGAAATGCGGAAGTCCTCTTCCAGTTCGCGCAGTTTGGTGAGGTCGCGGTAGGCGTCGGGCGAGGTCGGTTCGTTCATTCGCTTCGTCTCGACGTAGACGTTGATCTCACGCTCAAACGGGTTGCGGATACGCCCCAACTGCTGGCGGAAATCGTCAACGTCGCCGACGCCGACGCCGTTGCGTGCGATGCCGAACAACGCGAACCCCTCAACGTCAATCGAGACGCCGGTGCCGACCGACGGCGAGTAGATGAACACATCAACGTCTCTCAGAATAGCGTTGATGCGCTCCAGCGTCTCGTTGTTATTCTCGCTTGTTTCCGACGTAATCTTCAGTATTCGCGCGTCCGGCAGAAACCGGCGGTAGAACAGTTCGGCTCGGTCGGCGTCGGCGCGGGTGTTGCACGCGATCGCGATTTTACACCCGTTGGAGTTGTACCAATCCAGCGACTTCTGGAGGACATCTTCCGGCGACGGCAGCAGTACGAAGTGATCAATCATTCGATGCGCGTACTCGTTCTCAACGTAGGCTATCGGCTGGTCGGGAAACGCAGATTGAATAAACGTCAACGTCGCCTCGCCAACGTCGGCGTCGGCGAGGATGATCAACCGCGCCTTGCGGAGATGCTCTATCAACGCACCGAACGCCTGAACTTTTCTGTTTTTGAGATTGCGGTCGCCGACGATTGCCTTCAGCACTTGTTCGATCTCGTCGATGATTATGAGTTCATACGGTTCTTTCACTTCGAGTTTGTCGAGACTGTGGATGGTGGTAGCGATACGCGGCGCGTCGGTGATCCACTTCCCGTCTTCGTAGTACGGCGTGAGGTTAAGGCGCGCCGCGCTCTGGCGCACCAGCGAGACGCGGTGCCCCACCGACAACACGCGCGGGTAGCACTTCGCCGCCTCCGCCAACCACTGTGTTTTCCCGGTTCCTTTTGCGGAACGAATTACAACGATGTTGGGGTACTGATCGTCGGGGTCAATCTCGATGTCGAGGTAGCGCTGATTGATGCGCATCGCGTCGGGCAGTTCCGGCGACGTAACGTACCCGCCGCGCAGACCGGGGATCGTCCCCTCGAACCCTCGCTCGCGCGCCAAATTGACCAAAACACCGATCCCGCTATCGACGTGATCGGGTTTTTGGTGCTTTTCCCAATCATACGTCCACTGATCCAATACCTCAGCCGCGTCCTCTTCCGGCAGCGCGGACTGGATCGCCCAGACCGCTGCTAACCACTTATTGTACTCCAGACCGTCTCCCGGTATATACCGCAGCAACGTCTCGATTGTCTCGCGCGTCGCTGCGCCCCCCGTCCGGCGCGGGGCGAGCAGCGGGCGACGGGCGAACGCGGCGAATTCGGTGAGGTCGTAGTAGCGGTCGCTGTTGCGGATAATCGCAACCGGTTTCTTTGTCGGGCGCTGCTTCCAGTTGTACGATCCGATCACGCGAATCGACCGTGCGGCGTCGCTGGTGTTGTCCAACGTCCAGCCGTAGCGCGCTGCTGCGAGACGCAACTGTGCTTCAACGCCCGCTTGTACCGGCGCAACGTCATTGACCCAACGCGGTTCGCGCAGAACCCACATCGGCATCAGACCGTTGCCGGTGTGGACGATCAGCGTCGGTTCCGGCAATCCGCTTTCTGTGATGAGTTTCAGCGCGTCGTCTTTGGATCGAGGCAGCGTCTGCGTTTTGTGAGCGTCGGATTGGATATCGATGTCAGCGGTGATGACACGCTGGCGGTAGGCGATCTCTGCACCGCCGGATGAACCGCGATCTGGTTTCACGTATTGCGAGGAACGTTTAATATAGATGTCGTAATTGAGGTTTCGTTTAATATGATCAGCGATCTCGGCGCGTTGTGAGAGCGAGAATGTCTGGCAGTCGAAGCGACCATCGGCGCGCTTGACGCTGACGGTCGTATAGGCGGCGGTGTCATCGCCGTAGAGTAAGTCAAGGTAATCCGTAATTGTGATAGACATACGCTCCTTTCTCCTCCTCCTAAGCCGGGGTCTGATGACCCAAGCGTTAGCCTAGTACACAAGTTCCTATTTGTCAAGGGCTTTCGGCGGGAATTTTGGTTGAGATTTGTCCCTTGACAGACGGGCGGGCGTGTGGTAGAGTATGGGTGCGACAATCATCTATATCGAAAAGGAGGTAAGAGAAATGGTCACTTCGGTAAAAGTCGAACGGTTCAAGGAGTATTCCGAACTGGTTCGGGTCGTGTCGCGCGCCGAAAAGACGCCCGCGACGAACAAAGACCGGATCGTTCCGCTCAACTATGAACTGCTGGTCGGGTCTCATTTGCCCGAACCAGATTGGCATCGCTTGGGCGCGCTGATTGTCACCCTCTTCCGCAGTTTCGCCGTTATCGATGTCGAGATTTGGCAGACCGACGCCGGTCTCTGGGTCGCCGACGCGCTCGTTGCTTTCGGCGACCGTCGGCGGCTGCGGAAGGGCGAGGGCGACACGCCGCTTGCAGCGGTGATCGAACTCATCACCGACATTCAGCGCTACTAGCCCGCGCTTCTCCCGCCTTCTGCGCTCCACACCAAATGCGGGGCGCTTTTCTTTTCCCTCTTGACAACCCCGCGAAAGCGGGGTATACTATTTGCGTAACGATTTTACTCTACTCAGAAAGGAACCACTCTTATGGCATCCCTCACCGTCAACGTCGAGCGCTGGCAAGGAACGGATATGGCGTTTGTCCGCTCACGCGCTTCCGACGCGCCGGAAGCGGACAAAGACGTTATCCGCCCGATTGACTATGACATCTTCAGAGATACGTGCCTTCCCGCAGAACACCAACTTCGCGCGGGGGCGTTGGCGGCGCTGATGATGCACTATCCGAAGCGGGATGTGTTGCTCATCGAACTCAAGGCGTTCCGCAACGGCCCCCTCTGGGTGGCGGAAGCCCAGATCGCAGAGGACAGTCAGGTTGTCTACCGACGCGGTGTCGGGGCAACGCCGGTGGACGCGCTGGTTGACCTCGCGTTTGATGTGCAGATGTTAGATTAGACGCCCCCGCTTTCTTCGCGCCTCAGCATCTCGCTGAGGCGCTTTTTCTTTTTCCCTCTTGACAACCACGCTTCGTTGCGGTATACTACAAGCGTAATCGCAATACACACATAAAGGAGGTCAACAATGAAGACGGTTTATCACACGAAAGACGTTTATTTTCCCGCATTCTCGATCAAGATCGAACCAGAGCCGGGAACCTGGTTCGCGGATGTCTATGTACGCTACACGAACGCCCTGAATGATAAATACAACGCTTACATCGGCGCAAATGATTTCCTAGCCGGGACGCCTATTCCGGCGCGCGACCGTCGTGACTTAGCGAAGGCTATCGAGAGTCTCGTATTTGATTACGGTCTTGTCGATCTTGTTATCTATCCCACTCGCGAGGGATGGGGAGTGAGCATCACCCTCTGCCCCGAACTCGAAAATCAATACCTGCACGGGACGGGCGCAACGCCCGCCGACGCAATCCGCAACAGCAATTATCCGCCGCCGCTGCGTGACCTGTGACGCCCGCCCCACCTCGACCGCGCGCCTCAGTGAACAACTGGGGCGCTTTTCTTTTTCCTCACCCGTCGCCATCGTTCAATCCGCGTCACCAGCAGCACCAGTACCGCCGTCGCTGCGACTTGCGCCGCGTCGGGGTGAACGAACGCGAGTGCGAATGCGCTGATAAGCAACAGAACGTCGAGTTTCATCTCCGCCTCCGTTCCACAAACCAAGCGATCTTGTCGATCAGCGCCGGTAGCAGCGTCGGCGCAACGACGCCCGCGACAAACGGGACGTAGCCGGAGTAGCCGACCAGCACGCCCGCGCCCGCACCGACCAGCACGCGCCCCAACGCGCCCAACTCGACGCTGTGCTGTTCGGGATCGTAACGTGGGAGAAACACCTCGCCGTTGGTGTCGGCGAGGTACGCCGTCGCCGCGCCGATTGCGCCGAAGACCGCGTTCCAGACGTAATCGATTGCGGTCAGCCCGTTGTGTCCCGCTGCCAACAGCCGGAAGATTTCAATGATGTCCATCTCGTTGCTCCTCTCTCTGCCAACGCCGAACGAGCGCCACAACGAAATCCGCGTAGCGTTCCGGGTTGTTGCCGTCTGACGACGGCGCGTAGCGCGGCAGCACTTGCCGCAAACGGCACAGCCCGCGCCGCGTGCAGTACTGTTCTTTCAGCAACTCGCACCAGTCGTTCAACCCGTCCGCCCAGCGCGCGTAGACGGCAAACGGGTGCGGCGTTTGCGCGATCATCCGCTTGCCGCGCCGGAGGTTGCCCCAATTGCGCGTGCGCACTGCGACGCCGCGCTGCCCGTAACTGCTTTCTTTCGCGAAAAACGCCAGCGCGATGCCGCGATCTGCGCCCCACGCATCCAGCGCCGCCAGCAGCGCGTCCGTCTCGACAAACGCCGGACTACGCGCGGCGCGCAGCACGCGCCGGAACGTCTCGGCGCTGATGCTGTGCGGCGCAAAGATCAGCGGGTTATCCTCAATCATCACCGCCTCCCCCGCAGTGCGGGCTGAACCAGATGCATTCCTTATCCTTATACTGCCCTAACCCGCTGCGTCGCCAGACGAACCGACGCCACGAGTGCGGAAACAGCGCGTCGCTGTCGGCGTCGTTGTAGCCGCAGATCGCAATGCGCAGTTTGGGATTGTCGCCGTTGGCGACCGCCCAGCGCGCCGCGCGGTTCCAGATGTCCGCGTCGTCGGTGTCGTAGTCGTAATCCCGCAGATGGCGCGGGTAGGGCGGGTCGAGAAGGATACCGACAACGCCGAACTCGGAACGGTCTGCCTTCTCAACGACAACCTCAAAATCATTCCACCACACTTGAACGCCGCGTAGCCGTTCAGAGAGCGCCGCGACGTATTCGGAAACCCGACGCTCTTTGACGAGCCGAGCGAGGACGCGATGCGTGGTTGTCATACTGCCGCGTATTCGCCCCTCGCCGCGCGCGTACATCAATCGCCCGTCGCGCACCAGCCAGCCGCCGGGTTTTTGCAGCGACGGGTCGAGTTTGTACGCCATCACATACGCCCAGCGTGCGGCGAGGATCGGATCGTAGTAGTCCGGGTCGCCGCCCAGCCGCGCGACAAGTTCGGGCAGTTTGTCTTTAGTGTAGTGGTGATACGCGATCAACTCCAGTTCGGCGCGCGGGAAGTCGAGAAGCTGCGCTACCACCTCTGGCGCGTACTTGACCGCGCGCAGATAGTTGACAACGTAACCGTCCAAATCGTTGACGATCTCGTATGCGACCGGCGGCGACGCGAGTATCCAACTCGACGATCCGGTGAACGCATCGATGCGCGTCGTAATCGCGCCGAAGCGTCGGTTGATCTCCGGCGCGACGGTGTATTTGCCGCCGACATACGGAAATAATTGTCGAGGCATCGAACGCTCCTTCCTCACAGCAGCGCGGTTACGAAATCATCGGGATTGAACGAGACGGTATACGTCGTTCGGTCGCGCGTGATGGTGCGTGATGTAATCTTCGCGTTGCGGAAATAGCCCGACACAATCGCGTAATCGCTGACATCAGCAGCCCAGTTCGGCACCGTCACGCCCTCGCGCGTCATCAGTTCGTAGCGCGAATTGTCGAGTTCGATTGTCAGCGGCGCGATCTGGCGATCCAGCGCGACCGCCGCCTCATCCCGGCGCGTTTCTGCAATTGACGTATTGTCGTACGCTCCGACGCTTGCGAAGCGCTTGGCAAGATGTCGGCGCGTTTCGAGCGACTGGATCGTTGTCGGCGCAGTCAAATAATCCGCCAGGTACCCAGGATACTGGGCGTAAACGCGGTTCGGCGCTTTGGAAATATCAACGACGCGAGTTGTTTCGGGGAAGCGCCACACGAGCGGACTGTCTGTGCGAAAATCGATTGTCGGGCGCGGGCGGTCTCGAAGAAAACGCTTGATGTGGTATCTGGTTGTAGTGTCTTCTGCGTTCTCAATAATATCGCGTACGTTCGCGTCTGGTTTTGTGATGCTCGCCTTTGTGTTGGCTGGTAAATGAATAGTACAACACCCGCCGCGTACGAGCAGCGCTGTTGAGAGTAACGTTTCGTCGATTGCGCCGGACGTTAGATTGTTAATCTCCGCGCGAACCCAAACCGATGTCAAACCCGCAGTCGTTTCGTTGCCGGACGCGCGTACGCCGATCACCCAACCGAAGCAGTTTCCTGCAATTACGCTTCCGCTGGTGTTGATACTGTTAAATGTTCCGAGTGCTAGTTGGTATGTGGTGGTTTGTACCACAGTCACCACCGGCGCAACCCAAACGCCGCTCGCCAATCCAGAAGAAGATTCATATACGAATATACGCTCGATGTTTTCGATTTTATAGTAATGTTGCGGCTGGTCGAACAGATACGCGATGAAGAAAAGCGTCGTGTTTGAAATCGTAAATGTCTTCTTTGTTCGTATGTGTACTAATACATACCCGCTGTACGAAACGAGTTCGTGTTCCCACAAATCCCCGCGTGAATCGTACCCGCTGCCCGCCATAAACCCCGCGCCGACCGGTTGCCAGCGCGTCATATCGCTCATATTCCGCACCACCGAAATCCGCGCATCGCGCTGGAGCGCGCCGAACCCCAGCGCGTGCCAGGTGATGCTTCCGTCTTTCGCTTCTTCGATCCGCTCAATCTGCCCGCGCCAAATAGTGCGCGACAGTTGCGTGCAGTAGACGATCAACTCATCGCCGATCTGCGTCATCACGCCGGATCGCGCGTAGACCGGCGGCAGCGTGACGCGCCCGCGCTCGTCGCCGTCATCGGATGTCGAGAATTCGTAGTCGGCGACGGTGAGCGGAATGGTAAACTGTTGATGCGGTTTGGCGATTGCAACGAGCATATTCGTCTCCTCACGCAAACGCGGCGGGTTCGATCCGGCGCGAACCGATAAACAACGTTGCGGATGCACTTGCGAGCGTCGGCGACATCGCGCCGTGAAACACCGCCAAGTAGCGACTTGCAATACATCCCGGCGCGCCGTAGACGGTTCCGGGCGGGCTGGTACCGAGCGGTCTCGAAGCGGCGCTTTGGAAATCGTAGACGGTGAAGGACAGCAAAGTCGGCGGCGTGATAACGTTCCAGACGTATGCGCCGTCGGTCGGGATGAGAACGATCGGCATCACGAGCGTCCCAGTCGGCACGTTCTGGACGTTGAGCGTAATCGATGACATCGAGTTGCCGCGTTTAAACAGCGCCGGCATATACCACGAGCGATCCCCGACTATCGTTTCCGCGATTTGCGGTTGTACGTCCCAACTCACGAGATAGCGCGCGTTTGCTGATGGGGCAGTTGGGCAGAAAATCTCGATAAACAGACGATAGATATCGCGCGAAAATGCGGCGGGATCGACGGTGTAGGTGATCGTTCCGGTTGTTGTTGACGTAAATTCTGCGCGCGTCAGCGTCGCCCATCCCGCATTCCAGTTTTGCGTCGTAATCCCCCAGGAGACCGTCGCCGGATTGATAACGGCGATGCGACTTGTCGACGTCGCGCTCTCTCGTTCCTCAAACACAATCAGCGCGTTGTATAACCCCGTCATCGAGTTCGTAGAGTAGTCAAAACTATGCCTATACAGATACGCATCGCTCAATCCCGACAGCGCGACAACGCGGCGTTCGTATGGTAAAAGCGTTGAGAGCGTATTTGGCGTAAACGCAGGAGTGAAGAACGAACTGACCAGCGTCCCCGTCACCCGCACCCGCGCGATGACGCCGGTTGCGGTCGTCTCGATGCTGAGCAACGTTACGCTGCTATCGCGCAGATACGCTCGCAACGACGCGTCGCCCGCTGCGTCTTCAACTACCACCAGCGCGCCGCCCGCGACGGCAAAGCGCTCGTCTTGCCGTCGCTGCGCGTAACTGTACAGTTCGCGCGCGAGTGCGTTCACTGCGTTCAGTGCGTCTTGCCGCGTCGCGCGCCGGAACGCGATCTCGACCGCGAACGGCTGCGGGTCAAAAAGATCGTTTGTGCGAAATCCGACGCCGGGCGCATCTTGGTTGATTGCGTCAACAACGATGTTCGTATCGTTGTCAAACACGAGCGTGCCGATTTGTCGTACTCTCATTTATACCCTCCCGAAGCGCGCCAGCCGCGTAAGGTTGTCAATCTCACTGCGCACCAACGTTGCGACGCGGTGTTCATCCATTCCCGGCGCTGCGTTGACCGTAATTCCTCCGACGTTGACGGTTGACGTTGCGGGCTGTGCGGTCACCGCGTCGCGGGTGAGCAGCGGCAACGGCGCTAATCCTTCTGTCAGACCGCGCAAAATACCCTCAGCGAGCGGCACACCCACTTCCTTCGCCGCAACGCGCGACGGCGAGCTGATGCCGAGCGCCGCCTTCGCCGCATCGAGCGCCGCCTTCGCCGCCCGCGCCGCTGCTTCCGCCAGCCCGCGCGCCGCGCTCTCCACGCCGCTGCGTATCCCGTCAATCAACGCCGCGCCGAGTGACGGCGCAGCCGCAATCGCCTCCCGGAACGCACTCTCCAGCCGCGGGTAGAGCGTCTGGAACAACGAGGACAGCGTACTCATCAGATTTTCCGCCGACGCTTTTATTCCGTTCCAGAGTGCTTCGGCGATGCCTTTGATTGCCGTCCAAGCAGCGTCCCAATCACCGCGCAGCGCTGCGGTTCCCGCGTCAAACAACCCGCGCAGCACTGCAAGCGCGGTTTCGGTCAGCGTCTTGACCAGATTCCACGCAAACTGCGCGACGGTGGTGATCTCGTTCCCGAAATTCGCCCATATCCACTGCGCCGCCGCAACCAACGCCTCGATCGCGGCTTGAACGAACCGCGCCGCCGCGCTGACGACGCTCATTATCCCTTGCCAGGTACGTTGCGCAAACGCGAGAATGTCAGCGCCGTGCGCGTTCCAGATTTGCACCACCAGCGCAGTCGCAAACGACACCGCTTGCTGCACTGCTGCGAGTGCAGTCTGCACCGTCGACTGCACCGCGCTCCACGCCTCTTGTGTCGACGGCGCAAGTGCGGAGCTCAGTGCACCCCACGCCGCGAAGATCGCAGCAGCGGCAGTAGTGATCATCTGCTGCACGCCTTCGGTCGTCACGCCGACCAGCCCGATCTGCGCCGCCAACGCCGCAACGGGATCGGCGGCGCTCAGAATGCCGGAAGCCCACGCAGTGAATGCGTTGACGCCTTCCGCCGCCGCCGCAACTAACTGCGTCAAATACGGCAACAGCGCACTCCCAATTGTGATCTGCAACGTCTCCACTGCAGCGTTGAATTGATCGAGCGTGAAACTGTACCCTTGCTGCATTATCGCAGCCGCTGCCGCCGCGCCGCCCGCGTCGCGCATCGCCTGTCCCATCTCGTTGTAGCCCGCCGCGCCCGCTTCGGCGATTGCAGCAGCGGCGCGGATCGCGTCACTGCCAAAAATGGTGTTGAACGCCAAAAACTTCTGCTCTTCACTGAGATTTTTCGTTGCGTCGTGCAGCAATTTTGCCGCTGCCTCCATTCCGATAAAACTACCCGTCGCATCGAAGAACTTTGACTTTCCGTCCTTCGTCGCCAACCCAAGTTTGATCATCATCTGCGTTGCGTCTTTCGTTGTCGGAATCAGACGCTGGAGGAATGTTTTCATTGACGTACCGGCGTCGGCGGCGCTGCTGAACGAGGGTGCAATCAACGCCATCGTCTGCACCGTTTCCTCAAACGATAGTCCGGCGACTTTTGCGCTTCCGCCGACGTTCGCCAACCCCAACGCGAGTTCCTCGACGTTGACGGTACTCGCGTTGGCGGCGGACGCGAGCAGATCGGCGACGTTCGCGGCGCTCACCCCCGTCTCGCCCCAGACGCCGAGTTGTTTGGCTACTATCGTAGCCGCGTTTGCGAGATTGAGTTGCGCCGCCGCCGCGAGCGCGAGCGTCGCATCCGTCGCGTCGCCCAGCACATCTTTGACGTTGATTCCGCCCTTCACTAACTCGGTCATCGCGTCCAGCGCTTGCTGTGCGCTGAACTGCGTTGACGATCCGAGTTCGAGCGCTTTTTGTTTTACGTCATCAAACGACAGTCCGGCTTTGGTCAGCGAATCGCCCGCCACTGCTTGGAACTTGAAAAGCGCGCTCTCGAAGTTCGCCGCAACGTCAATGCTTGTGCGCAGTTGATCTCCAAGCGCAGCGATCCCCGCCGCCGCCAGATTGACCGCCGCCGCGCCGATCTGCCGTAGCGCGCCGACTGCCACCTGCTCCAGCACGCCGAACGCGCCGTGCTGCGCGCTTGCGGCTTGTCCGACACCGCGGACATTCTGGGCGACGCGCTCCAACACACCGCTTGCAGCATCAATTGCGCTCAGTTTGATGACGACATCGCTCATCGGCGTTTCCGTTGATGCGCCGCGACCAGCGCTTGATGCCGCCGCTCTGCGCGCAGCGCTGCGAGGTGCTGCGCGACGCGCCGGAGCGGTTGACGATCAAGCGCGTCGGGCGGGCAGTGGTAAATGTCCCGGCACAACACCAATTCGGTATACGCGGCGGGCAGCGGCGCGAGGTCGAGCAGACCTAACGCCGTCGCCCGCACTATTCGTTTCCCTCATTGCCGATTGTGTCAAAAATCTTTTTGAGCAACAACGCCGCTGCTGCATACGGCTCGTTGAGAATGTCCTCACCGTAGGCTTTGATAAGCAGCGTCGCGGCGACCGGTGGGAACGCGATCTTCCGTTCGCTGGCGTCGAGAAACTCGTGGTACTCGCCCAACGTAATCTCGCCGACTGCGGGCGTCAGCCCCGCTACGCGCGACCGCACCGCCTCGTCCGGCTCGAAAATCTGCGGCAGCACCCGCTCGTACACGCGCTTGAGCGCGCGTAGCGGGAAACGATCCGCCTGATCTCCAATCGCTTTCCGAACCAGCCGCGCCACCACCGGCGCGGTCAGTTCGTTGTTGAGTACAGACGCGGCTTCGCGGATTGTCAGCGCGCTGCGATCAACGCGAAGCGCTTCGATGTCGTAAATCTCTGCCGGTGTCGTCATATTGTCCTCCTTTACGGCGCTGGATTGAGGTTGGTCGGGCTTGATCCAAGCGTGTACCGGCGCAGCGACGGTGTTCGCACCGTCACCATTGCGACGTAGGGTTCGGCGTCGCTTGGGTCAAGAGCGCTTAGTGTGACGTTGGTAATCACCCCCAAGCCAAACGACGTTCCGCCGTCGTTGCTCGTTCCGTATGCCCGCGCCGAACCGACAAGACCGCGCGGTGACCAACGCACACCGAGGCGAGGCGAGGTGCTTTGGAACTGATCAAAGATCGTATTCGCCGCAGAGTTCGCATCCTCGTTGTACAGAAACGTCAGCGTAATCTCGACCGGCTCCCGTTTGCCGATGGTGATCGTCGCGTAGTCGCTCGAACCGCCGACAAACGCTTCGCCGGAAGGTCGGTTCAGTTCAACGTCGTCAATTTTAACGTTCGCGTTTGAAACCGCCGTCCAGGCTGTGTTGTCGGTCGAAATCTCGACCGCGAAGTTCCCCGCGTAAAGCCCGGCAAGAACTCCAGAGTGCGCCATCTGCTATCCTCCTTCTCCTTACGGCGACGGCGCGCGCACCAGGTGGGCAAATCGCGTGGTCATCACAACGCCCTCATACGCCCGCTCGCCGTATCTGACAACATCCACTATCCCACTGACGTTGAGCAACTGCACATCGCCGCGCGCAAGCCAAGCAAAGCGCAGCAGTTCAACGTACTGCTCAATGTAGGCAACCAGCGGCGTTGCCGTATCTGCAACCCCGCGTCCCATTCCGACATCGCGCACGAGTAGCAGATCGTCGATCTCCCACACCGCCCGCATCGAGCGCGTCGGAGTGTACACCCCGCCCTCGACCAGACGCAAACCGCCGAGCGCGGGGATGATCCTCACCGGCAGTTCCGCCGCGTCCGTCCAGTTCGGCTGTGTCGTCAAACGTTGGACGGGAACGGCGTTGCCGTCAAACTGCACCACCAACCCCGCCAGCAACTCCACAATATCAACGAGCGTGCTAAACGACATCGCGGTAACGCTCCAGTATCAGTCTCACGTCATCCGGCAGCGCCGACGGCAGCAGTACTAATCCGCCGTCGGCAACCGTCGGGCGGTCAGGGTCGTTCGCCGTTCCGCGCTGGCGGTACAACCACGCCGCGAGTCGGATCGTTGCGTGAACGATGTCGTCTGGCGGGGCGATGCTGTACCTCCAGATCGCAGTGATTTCCGCCGTCTGCGTTCTGCCGCACCAGCGCTTATCGCGCCGCGCGAGGACGGTGTACGGCGCGTCGGGCGGGTGTTTATCTATTTCCGTCAGCGGAATCGCCGCGCCGTCGCCGTCTTTCGCGCCGGTGAGGGCAGCAATATAGCAACCCGACGGCAGCAGCAGATAATCCCGCTTCATCACGCCGTCCCACAGCATCGCCTCGCGCCCGAACTCGCGCGCGGTCGAGGTCAGAGTTCCGGCGAACGCCTTGCGCGTCATCTGCTCGATAACTGCAGTTGCGCGCTCCAGCAAATCCGTCAGCAGCGCATCGTCTGCGGTCGATGTGATGCTGAGATAATCTTTCAACTGCGCCAGCGTCGCGTACATCGCTCATCTCACAGCACGCGCGTCCAGTTCGCCGGAAGCGACGCGGGAATATCGCGTCCGGGGAACGCCGAAATCTCAATCGAGATCGGTACAGTTGCGGTATCCGTTACTTCCACTTGTACAAACAGATATGCCGCGTGTGCCATTGCTGCGTATACCTCTGCGCCGGTCACGAAAATCTCGTAAGACGAATCTGAAGCAAGCGACGTAATCGCCTTATCCGTCAACTGCGTTGCACCCGACGTTGAGTTTGTGGTATTGACGAACACCCGCAGCGCCGCCGTTCCCGTTACCGTTCCTGTGTGCGCAACAATGCGCACTGCCTGTGTGTTGGCGATGCTGATCACCGCCGTATCCGTATCTGCAGTGATGTTCGCGTTGAAGTAGCGCAGCAGCGGCTGGATGGTCTCCTGAACAAGCATCGTATGCTCCTCCTCTAGTGCGCCGTCACAACACCTGCATCTCTTTTATTTATAGAGCGTGTTGTGACAGCGCCCGTTGTGTGTTCAACCGTTGATCCGTAACCGCCGACACAACACCGCATCTTCTTTTCTTTCTATGCAGTGTTGTGACAGCCCGCCTCACCCAAACGTAGTACTCCCCACCGCCGGTGTCATCAGCAGTAGCAGCGTCACAACACAGCATCTTCTTTTAATTAAGAGATGTGTTGTGACACTGCGCTTGTATTACGATCCAGCCTCGATCTCGACGAACGGGCTTACCGTGTTGTTCCCCGCGCCGTCAGCCAAAATCAGCGGCGCGTTGACGAGCGGCGCGCCGTCAATCCGCACCCCGAACAGCCAGACGGATTGACGCTTGAGGAACCTTACGTGCTCGCTGAACGCGACGCTGAACGATGCGCGTTCCACCATTGCGTAGTACGACAAATCCGCCAGCACCAGCGATCCGGCGCTGGTCACCGTCGGCAGATGCTCGCTGTAGGCAATCGGAATACCCGCCAAAGTATCACCGTAGACGAGCGACTGCCCGTTGACGGTATAGAGCAGCGTCTCGCTGAGTCTCGTCGCCATCAAGCGCGAGCGCCAGAACGGATGGGCAATCCAGACGGCGGTTGCGCTGCCGGGCAACAAGCGCTGGATCATTTGCAGAATAGTGTTCGTATCGTTTTCGACCTGCGTGCCGCCCGTCGCCCGCGTCACGCTGATCGCCGCCGGGTGCCCGACGATCCCGCGCGGCTGCCCGACGCCGGTTCCGCGCAGCATCACGCGCGCCTTCAACACCGCGTAGGCGCGCCCGAACAACGAAACGAGCGTATCCTCCAGCGCCTGCGGCGCGTCGGTGATGAGTTCCGTTGCTGCCGCAACGTAAGCGTCCGCCGAGTGCGGGCGGAAAATCCTTTGCTCAAACTTCGGCTCGCTCTCCTGAACATCAGCACTCTGTTCACGCCAGATAAGCCGCACCCCGCCCACCAACGCGCTGCTCTCAACGTTCGGCGCTTGGTCTTGCTCCAGCACCGGGAGCGCCAGTTCTGCAGCGTTGGTGCGCAGTATCAGCGGACCGCGCCCGGCGGCGACCAACTGGTCGAACAACATCGGCGCGCCGACCGCGCGGATGCGCTCCTCAAACTGCGTCGGCACCAGAAACCCACCGCTTGCGCCGGTCGTTTCATCCAGCGCTTTCGTACTCTTGTACACCGCGCGCAGACGCTGAACGTCGCCGGTTGCAACGCACTTCAAGAAGTCGCCGAACGAACCCTCGCCTTCGGCGACGGGTGTTGTCACCACCCCAACGCTCTGCGCCTTCACCGCCGCCGCCACCTCGTCACGCAGCCGCGCGGCGATCTCGGCAGCGAGTTCCGACTGGTTCATTACGATTTCCGTCATCTCTTCCTTCTCCTCCTTCTACTTGATGACTAACCGATAGACGTTTCGTAGCATTGTGCGCGGCTCTGCGGGCGTCGGCGTAATACTCGCGTCCAACCCCAGCAACCAGCGTTTGATGAATGTCGCTTTTCCGACCGCTTCACGCATTACCAGATGCGCCGCAGTGCCGCTCGACCAGCCCAGTTCCGGCGCGATCTGGGCGAGGTAGCGATACTTTGCATCAAGCAGCCCGCGAATGATCACCCCCTCATCGGTGATCTCCAGCGCGCCGTAGCCGATCGGCTCTTCAACGAGAATCACCCCCGACGCGGTTTTGACGGGTTGCGCGTGGTTCAACCAAATCGGCGTTTCGCGTAGACGCCCGAAGTCGGTATCTCTCGTGAAAAACTCGTTTTCGAGATCGGTTGCGTCGGGGCTGCCGAACACCACCAGCAGTCCTTCAACGTCGCCGGTGTATGCCGCCTTCAGTGCCGCGCCGGGCGCGGTCTGCCACTCCATCTCTCACCTCCCCCTCTCCTTCAGCACCGCAAGCGCTTCCTTCAGCGCCGCCTCTGCCGCGTCCTTCAGCGACACCCAGCGTCCGCGATGGACGCGCGCTTGCGGCATTCCGTACACAAACCGCGCGTAGGATGCGGTGTTCTCGACGATCCTCGACGTTTTCGACAGTTTCTTGATCCGCAACTTCTGCCGCAGATTCCCCGTTCGCCGATACCGCGATCCGGCGGGCGGGGGCGGGTAGACCTGCATCACACCGTGCGCCGCTGCCGCGCCCGCGTCAAGCGCCGCCTCAATCTGCGCCGAACGCGGCAGCAGTTTGCGCAGTGCGTTGTCGAGATCGACAGAGACGCTAACCCGCATTTACCCGCTCCAGTCTGACGCCGCACCGACAGCGCGGGTGTGCGGGCGGACCGGAACGCCCGCCCCACTCGTCTTCACGCTTGCCGTGAAGCGCGCCGCATATCGGGCAGACGCGCTCGTCGTTTGCGGTTTCCCAGATCATCACGTACTCCAGATTATGCTCTGCGCGCATCCCTTCACGATACGCCCGCACGCCCGCGGTCGCCGCCTCGGTCGCGGCGGTGATGGCGACGGTCTCGGCGCGCTTCGCTCCAACGACCGGCTCGATCATTGCAACGAGTTCGGCGCGGTCGGCGTTCGGCATCCGACGCCAAGCAGCAACCGCGCGGGCGATGTAGTCGCGCGTGTACGGGTAGAGTAACTCCTCAACTTGCCGCCGCGTCGCTTCCTCCGCCCAGTCCGCCAGCAGCGCATCAACGTTGACCGCAACGCCGACCTCAACGCGCATCTCGTCTGCGAACAGACGCGCAATCGTCTCGATATTGCGGCGCATCGCCGGATACAGCGCTTCGTTGAACATCTGCGCCGTAATCTCGTCTGCGCCGTCGAGCATTACCTGACGTAGTTGCAGAAACGCGCGCTTGAGGTCGCGGTACAGTTGCACCTCGTGCGGCATCAGTTCCGGTTCGGCTTCGTCTTTCTTCAGCGACTTCGCTTCAACGTCCGCCGGTTCCTCACCCGCCGCGCCGTTGACGCCCGCCAGCCGCAGCGCTGTTCTTACGTCGAGACCGGCAGCAACTGCTTCCCGCGCAATCGCCAACCGGTTACGCAGACGCAGTAGTTCTTGGTCTGCCGCGTCCTCAACGAACTGCGGGAGGTCAAGCCGCGCCCGGGCTTCGTTCAGCGTCAGAACGGGCTGCCCGGTGAGTCTCTGGATCGCTTCCGCTTTTTCCAGTTCCGAGTTTTGCACCGCGTCAATGCGCGCTTCGTTGCAGCGCAGCGTTTGGTTGTACGCCGTAAAGTGCGGTTGCAGCATCGCCGCAATTTCGCGTGCTCTGGTCAGTATTGTGAGAAGAACAAACGTTTGGTAGTCGCGCAGCGCGGTTGCGTAGTTGCTGGCGTTGCTGAAGACCAACGACATCGGAACCTGGAACGCAGTCAACATCAACTCCGCCGCGCGCTGGAGCAGTTCCGGCTGAATAACGTCGGAAAGTTTGTCGCCCAGCGTCACCGTTTTGATCTCGCTCGACAGCGCGAGGTGCCGGAACGCATTGCGGATGCCGCTGACGAGTTGCCGCAACCACTGCTCGAACCGCGAGCGCTCCGCATCGGTGGGACGCTGGGCGAACATCCACACCGTCGGACGCACCGCGCCACGCTCGAAATATGCGCTCTGGTACCGCTCCGCCGCAAGCAGTGTGCGGGCTTGCAGCAGCGCAGTCGTCACCAGACCGACGCCGGGTTCAACCTCACTTCTTACCGACGGTTCCCATATGTGCAGTAGTTCTGTTTCCGGTTCAAGTCGAACTTCAACGTTGTTCACGCGGCGCGTAAACCCGACCAGCCCGCGCTTCGCGTCGGTGATCGGAATGATGGTGCGGGGGTGCAGACGACGCAACCCCAGCGGCGCTGCGGGATCGCGCAGGAGATACGCCGCGCCGTACAGACAAAGATCAATCTCAATCCCGCGAATGAGCGCCGCCAGTCGCTCGGCGTCGAATGCGACCAGCGTACCGCGCCGCGTCGTAATCTCCCACGGCAGCGACGCGAGGGCGTTGGCGCGCAGCGTCACCGCCGTGCGCACCACCGCGACGCGCTCATACGCCGTCTCTACGTCAACCGCGTCGCCGTCGCCGGTAAACACGCTTGTCCACGCGGTCGGAAGGAAATCCTCCAGATTGAGCGCCTTGATCTCGTAGCGCTCGCTCTGCGACAGCACCAGTTGTGCAACCGCTTTAGACATCAAACAACACCTCAGCGCCGCGCGCCGCGCCCCACACCGCCAGCGCCAGCGCAATTACGCCGTCATCGTGACATCCTTCCGGCGCGCTGTAGCGGGCGCGTCCGGACGCGGAAATATCGACGCTGTACATCTCTAACTCGTTGAGCAGCCACTCCAGCGAGGGCAGCACAATCGTTCGCTGCTCCAACGCGAGCGCGAGGGTGTCAATCAGCAGCGGTTTTGTCGCTGCGGTCGTCGTAAACGCCTGGACGGGAAGCCCGGAGCGCTGCAATTCTTCGATATTCGGCGCGCCGATGCTGTTCGCTTCTGCAAGCACCGCGCCTCCGCCGTTCCGCTTCCAGAATGCGACCAGCGCGCGGCGCTGCGCTGCGAAATCCACATCAACCAGACGCTCAACGTCAACGACGCAGCGCGTCTGCGGATCGAGCGCGGCGAACACCGTTGCGTCCTCGTAGCGCCCCCAGTCAACGCCGATCACCGCTGCTTCGTTGCTGCGCTCGATTGTTCCGACGCACGCGCGGACGTTGCGGAACACCGCGCCGCCGTCATCGAGGAACTCGGCGTCCAACTCTTGGCGCGCGGCGCGTTCGGTCATTGCAGATCGCAGCAGCGCGATGTCGGCGGGATCGAGACGCGGGTTGTCGCTGGTCGAACGCCGGATCGTCACCCAGCGCGGGTCTTCGGTTGCCGTCTGGTAGATGCGCCAGAAATCCCCCTTCCCCTTCGGCGTTCCGGCGAGAACGGCGCGCCCGCGCCGATCCAGCAGCGCGGGGATAAGGTTCTCGCGCCAGAGTGTTTCGAGATTGCGCACTAACCCCGCCTCGTCCACCACAATCAGATCGTACCCGCGCGACCGACCGGCGTTCTCGTTATCGAGCGACCAAAACTCAACCCGCCCGCCGGTCGTTGTATCAATCCTACGCTCCGCTTTATACTCATCCGCAACCGGCGCGCGCAGTACGCGCCGCACTTTTTCCCACACCGGCAGCATCAGTTTGTACGTCGGGGCGAAATACCCGACGGTCTGGCGGTGCACCAGCGCGGCTTCGACCAGCATTCGCGCCAGCAGATGCGACTTCCCCCACCGCCGCCCGGCGCGCAAGTGTACGAACCGCGCGCTTCTGGTCTGTTCCGCAACCGCGCGTTGATCGGCGTGCAATTGCGGCAATCGCACCTCATACCGTTTTGACGAACGCCGCCTCATCAACGATCACCAGCACGTTCTGATCGGCGTTCGGATGTTCCTCGAACTGCGACAGAAACAACCGCGCCGCAGCGACGCGCGCGCTTGCCGGCTCGTTGTCGTTGACAACGATCATAAACAGCGCACGCAACACCGCAGCGCGGGCTTCGTCTGTCAGCAGTTCGTCTACGGTCATTTGCGGTAGAACGTCTGAGCGATTGCTTTAGCCTCAACCTCACTTAGCGGGATGTGATACGAGACGACGTACCCGATCATCACCGTCAGCGCCGACTGCACCTCGGCGGGAAGGTCAATCCCCGCGAACTCACGCAGCGCCCACGCAAGCACAACGACAGTTGCCGCCGCGAGCGCGCCGAAGGTGATTTTATCCAGCGGTCGTGTGAAGGGAAGGTTCACGCGGTTTCCTCCTACTGCTCCTCTCTCAGCGGGGCGCTGTACACCCCTCATTTTAATTATACCGGGAACGCCCCGCGTTTTCGTACGCCAGATCGCGGGCGCGGCGCGGGGTGTCACAACACTCTATAGAAATAAAAGAGAAGAAAGTGTTATGACGCTGCTACTGCTGATGACAACTGCGGCGCGGGAAAAAAAAAAGCCCCGCGCTTGCGGGGCGCGGGGCTTGAAGGTGTTGCTGGTTAGATGAGGTTCATCCTTTTGAGCACCGGGCGGAACCCGCGCTGCGCAGCGGTTTCCAAACTGTCATACTCGAACAACGATGCGCAGTCGCCCTCACCCGGGACGTTTGACCAGTCGTAGACGTGGATGATAATTCTACCGTCCGACTTCCGGTACGCGCGGTAGATGAGACCGCGCCGGTCGTCTCTGTCCTCGCACTCGCCGAGTTTCTCGGCGTATATCTCGATGATTTCGTTCTCTTTGTGCTCCTCACCGACCCACAGTTCGTACCTTGGTAGGGGTTTACGTCGCATTTCTGACCTCCTCTGCGGTGATTGATTATTGTGACTAGAGTATACCGCGCAAATCGCCGGTTGTCAAGAGGTGAGTTTGAGAAGGTGGCGCGGGGCGTCGCAACAGCAGTCGTTCTTTTATTTCTATAGAGTGTTGTGACACTGCTGAAAGCAGAAACCCCGCCGGCACCGGCGGGGTTCTGGAGAGGGGAAGGGGAAGGAGGTTACGACAAAACGTACTCAACCAACCACCCGCGCCCGCCCGCCCGCGCTTCAGCGAGCGAGGCGTACACTTCATAGAAGTAGTACGTGCGCGGGTCTGGGGTCGCGTCTGGGTAGGGATCAACTTCCCACTCAATTTCTTGAATGTAGACCGATCCGTCTTCCGCCTCGAAGACGAGGAAAAAGCCGCCGTTCGTCGCCGCCCGCTCCTTGTTCCACGCGGGCGTGTTGTCCCAAACGTAGGGGCGACCAAGCGGGCGCGCTTTGATGCGTACTCGCTCGTAGTCCGCAACGCCGTTCTTCGGGATGGGCCCGTTGATGATGATCACATCTTGAAACATCTACGCCTCCTTTCCCCGCTGCGCGTCCTCGTACCTCAGCGTCTCGACCAGCCGCCGCGCCTCGGCTTCGGTCGGTCGCCAGCCGACCGGCTCGCCGCGGTACTCGACCGCGTAGTCGCGCGTCTCGCGGTCGAACAGAATGCGGAAGTCCCCGCCGGACGCAACGACAATTTCGCGCTCGCGTGCGGGTTTTGGCGCTGAACGTCGCTTGGGCATCAGATGCTCCTTTCCGGTAATCGATCACACTCACAGTATACCGCACCCGGCGCGGGTTGTCAAGCCCGCAAAATTCGCGGGAAAATATCGAAAATTGGGTATTGACAAGTCGCGCGGGGTGTGGTATAGTATAGTCACAGAAAACAAACACACAAACACAAGGAGGCACACAAAATGGAGACGTACAAAATCTGGAGCGGAACTCGAACCTTTCTGCCGGGCGACGACAGTGAGTATACGGTTGAGGAGATTGTCGCTGAGGACATCGGATGGTTTATAGACTTGCCAGACGACGGTTTTATTGGAAAAACGTACAGCGTCTACCGGACGGAGAGTGAGATCGTCATCCACATAGTTCAAGAAGCCGGTCTTGGCGACCCCAACACCGGATCAATTCACCGCTACCGCAGCCTTGAGGAAGCGGCGGCAGACGGCTTCGATCGGGTGTTGAGGGAGATGCGACTCATCTAAACGACAACGACCGACCGAACCCCCGCGCCTCGCAAGCGCGGGGTTCTTTATTTTCACCCACCCGCGCCGCCGGTGTCACAACACAGCATCATCTTTTATTTCTATAGCGTGTTGTGACAGCGCTGAAAACAGAAACCGCCAGGCGCGCGCCCGGCGGTTCCGGCGTTTGTACCGCGGGTCAGTCGCGCTTGACGAACGGGGTGACGGCGAACAATCTGCCCCAATCGTCGCGGAACGACAGCCATCCTTGTTCGTTCCGAAACACGCTGACCGCATCCCGCGCTCTGAACAGACGCAATCCTTCGCGCAACTGTCGGACGCTGTACCAGACCTTTGCGTTCGGCATCTTTCGCTGAAACAACTCGCTGCCGCGCTTTGGCGCGTCAACGAGTTCAACGAATTCGCTACTGCGTAAGGTTTTCACGAGTTTCAGCGACGGCGCTTCGCACAGCAGCGTTGCGTCCGGCGGCAAGCAGCGCGGCAGAAACGACTCGATGCGTAGAACGCGGCACGCGAACGGCGGAAAACTCACAATGAGACGCTCAGAGCGATCCTCGTACTGTTCCCGCGTGACGAGATTGACAGCAGTCCCGTCAACCTCGATGTAGTCCAGATACACATCGTTCGCGAGCGCCGCCAGCGCCCTCGCGGTCGCGGGCGGGATCATCCCCTCGCCGCGAATATACTCGCTGCTCAGTCGGTACGCAACCAGCACCACGCCGTCGGACGCCATCAGCGTTCCGTTCGTCACGCGAACGCCCGCGTAGGCGGGCGTCTGGAGATCGAGGGCGACATTCAGAAACTGTGCGAGCATTGAGTCTACCATTTTCGTTCCTTTCTGAGTAATAGAAAAACGCGGCGTGCGAGGGTTCGCAGCCGCGCCTGTCGGTTTATTCCTCTTCCTCAACCCGCCGCAACCAACCGTCCAAATCGTACGTCGGCGCGTCATATGCACCAACACGCACCAGATCGTTACGATAGTAAAACGCCGCGCGTTCAAGAGTGTTGTAGACCTCGACTACGCCGATGTCGTAATCCCCCGCGCTCCAGTCACCGTAGCGGTGCTCGGCAACGACAATACGACCGTCAAGCGTTCGATAGAATGAACGTTCGGTGGGTTTCCCATCAGACACGCACCGCAGCGTTCCGAGATGTTCACCGTCAAACTCCAACCAGACGAACTGTGAAACGTCTTTATTGCCGTGAACCGCTCTCCAACCGTCCCAAACTCGAATTTTCGTAGCCATAGCAGTGTTCCTTTCTATGTCGGTCAAGTCGATTACACTCATACTATACCACAACCCGCACCGTTTGTCAATACCCAACTCTCAAGACAAACAAAAAGCGCCGGACGTTCGCCCGGCGCTCTCCAACGTCAACCCGCACCGCTACCTCGCCAGCGCCCACACGCAACGCGCCAGCGCTTCAGAAAGCGTTGCCGCGTCTTCCTCATACTGCGCCAGCGTGCCCAGACCTTTATGCCAATACGCCACCTCGACGCGCCAACCGCCGCTGCGCTGCTCGATCTCGACGCACACGACGCGCGGGAGCGCGAACAGCGCGTCGAGCGGCTTGAGCGCGGCGGTGTGGATGTCAAGTGCGAGCGCGTCGATGGCGTCGCTTGCGCGGGCGACGGTGATGATGCGGTCGCACTCGCCCGCGTCGGTCAGTACGACGCAGATAGCGTGCGGGTGTCGTTCAAACTGGAGTTTCATAAATCCCATCCCTCGAACGTCCGCAGATTCGCCCGACGCGACGGGTGTAAGCCGATCTGCTCCAACACCCAACCAAACCTCCATCTGGCCTCGTCGAGTGTGGAGAAGAAACATACACACGCGCGCGCTTCCTCGCCTTTCAGACGGGTTTCGTGGATCACATAACGCCCGTCAGACGCTCGGTAAACATCGGTCTTTTTTACGAGTTTATCTGTCACTTCTTTGACCGAACCGACTTCCTCGCCGTCGAACTCGAAGAGTTCGACATTCTCGAATTCGTCGCCGCGCTTTACTCCTTCCCAAACCCGTACCCGCATTTTGAACCTCCTTTACAACGAAGGGGCGATCCGGCGAACCGGAACACCCCGAACTGCTACTCGTCCAGACCGACTGTGAGCGGCGGGATGAGACCCGCTTTCCTGAGTTCCCGCCAGAACATCGCCGCCGCTCCATTCACCCCTCCCATCGAGGGGAAGACGTGGACATAAGCATATGTCGCCTCGTTCTCCCAACACGACCACCGGATAACGTGCACCACTATTCGCCCATCCGGGGTGCGGTAGAACGTCGTTTGAGTTCCTCTACTGTTCTCCTCTTCCCAGCACGCGCCGAGGGTCTCACCCTCGAACTCTTCGTACTT